CTGTTAACTCCAAGGTCAAGGATCATGTAGAAAATCTTGAAGAAAGGTATCAAACTGATCTTCAAGAAGCTATCATTGATGTCCGAGACGAATTGGCTGAACAGCTTGACATGTATCTTGACTATGTTGTTTCAGAGTGGATGAACGACAATGAGCTTGCTGTTGAGCAAGGTCTGAAGCACGAAGTTACAGAATCGTTTATTGCAGGAATGAAGGACTTGTTTGAATCGCACCAAATTGATGTACCCGATGACAAGATCGATCTTGTAGAACAATTGCAGACCGAGAAAGACGAAACCAAGGTAGAGTTGGATAACCAACTTAAGGCAAACGTCGAATTGCGGGCTGAAGTTGCAGAATACAAGAAAGCTCAAATCATCGAACAAGTTTCCGAAGACCTGACAGATTCACAGAAGGAAAAGATGGCAACACTGTGCGAAGGTGTTGACTTCGATGATGAGGATACGTTCACTAAGAAAGCTCAAATCATTGCCGAAAACTATTTCAGCGGTGGCGAGGACAACGAAGTCGTTGATGCCACTAACGATGTTGAAATCGAAGAAGGTAACGAGAGGGTTTTAACTGAACATACCGATATTGCAGCGGCTGCAAATTTAATGACAAACCCTTCTATGCGTGCGTAAATAAAAATATCCAAGTAAAAATAACAGAGAAAACTCAACAGGAGAGTAAAAAATGCAGTATTTATCAGAAACCCTAGAAAACAAATGGGCATCTATTCTTGACCATAAGGATTTGCCTGAGATCAAGGATGCGCATCGTCGGCAAGTGACGGGGCAGATTCTTGAGAATCAGCAAAGCTATCTTAAAGAAGATACGCCATTGAATGTTTCAGGAAGTTCAGCGAACTGGGATCCAATTTTGATTTCGCTCGTTCGTCGTGCGCTTCCTAACTTGATTGCCTTTGATATTTGTGGCGTTCAGCCGATGAGCGGTCCTACGGGACTTATCTTTGCGTTGAAGGCTTTAGAGGGTAATAGCGGGTCCGACGAAGGTTTGTTCAACGAAGCTGATACCAATCTAAGTGGTGATGCTGGAACCCACGCTGGTACTGATCCAGTAGGTGGTACTGCTGCTTCTGCTACGGACCGATATGGTGGTACGGCTTTTGCAAGCACTGGTCAGGGCTTGGATGTAGGTGATGGTGAAGTTGATATCCCAATCGGGAATCAGATGAGAGTAGAGATCACGAAGGTTACAGTCTCAGCGAAAACCCGTATGCTGAAGGCTCAGTACTCGACAGAACTGGCACAAGATATGAAAGCCGTTCATGGTCTTGATGCTGAGACTGAACTGTCGAACATTCTGTCAGCAGAAATCTTGGCAGAAATTAACCGAGAAATCGTGCGTACTATCAATACTGTCGCCAAGATCGGCGCAACGGCACTGACCGGCGTGACGACTCCTGGTACTTTCGATCTCGATACGGATTCCAACGGTCGTTGGAGTGTTGAGAAGTTCAAGGGATTGATGTTCCAGATCGAACGAGAAGCCAATGCAATCGCTAAGGCAACTCGTAGAGGTAAGGGTAACTTTATTATCACATCATCTGATGTGGCATCAGCTCTTTCGATGGCTGGCGTACTTGATCATGCTCCTGCGCTTCAGACGAACCTGAACGTGGACGACACTGGAAACACCTTGGCTGGCGTTTTAAACGGTAGGACTAAGGTCTACGTTGATCCATACTTCGTTGGAACTGCCAATGAGTATGTCACGGTTGGATACAAGGGTGCAAGCCCATTCGACGCTGGACTTTTCTACTGCCCGTATGTTCCGTTGCAGCTAGTACGTGCATTGGATGAGGATAGCTTCCAGCCGAAGATTGCCTTCAAGACGCGATATGGTGTTGTTAACAATCCGTTTAGTAGCGACATCACTAGCCCCCCTGATGCCGCGAATTCTAACGAGTACTATCGTATCTTCAATGTGACAAACCTGATGTAAAAAAAGTTATGAGTCCGACAACCCAGACTTGGG